TTATTTTAAGACTTTCCAGCATCTGTAACCGTAGATAGTAATTACCACAAAACAGATAAGAGGTAAGATGAATGAGAAGTTTACAGCTGGAATGCCCATAACAACGCCTTGGTCAATGATCATGCCTTGTAGTGGTGGCATTAACGCACCACCCACAATCGCCATGACTAAACCTGCTGCACCTAAAGTTGATTCTTCTTTCAAGCCATCTAAAGCGATACCATAGATAGTTGGGAACATGAGAGACATAAAGCCTGAAGTTAAGATTAAGCAATATAAACCCCATACTCCGTCGATGAAAATGACACCTAAGATGCTGAAGAAACCACCGATAGCAAAGAGCATTAACATAAATTCAGCTTTAAGATATTTCATTAAACTGGTGCTGATAAAACGGCTCACAATGAAGATACCCATCGCAATAATGTTAAAGTTTTGACCTTCCGCTTTAGTGAAACCTAAACGCTCAGCATATTGTACGATTGTTAAAACCCACTAAAACAACGAAACAAAAAAGAAATAGGAATTTGGCGGAATTTTACGGACGTAAGTGGGCGGAAGTATTGAAAAATGGGGCTTTGCGGTGCATCGCCCCTTTTTTATTGAAAAGAAAACCAAAAACAATGAATTGCGAAAAATTGGCGGGAAATGACCGCTTGAGTCATTAAAACTGCGAAAATATAAAGCACGTTTAAAAGCGTTTAAGCAGCGTTTAAATTATCCTTAAATGACTTCGCCTCTTCTTTTTTCTCTTGCAGGCTTGCCATAGATTCAGCCGTTGTCAGAATTGCCACACGTCCCTCCTCGCTTGCTTTACGAAAGCACCTCACCAAATGCCACTCAATGTTGTTTAACTCATCGCTTGGGGCTTTATTGGCATTGCTTAACGCCTGTTCAATCACCTCAAGGGCTTGTTGCACCGCATTCGGCTTTAGCCCACGTGTCTTCATCTCAAGGCTTACATCGCCTTCTGCCGTGCGAATAATAACATCGCCTTGGTTTGGCTCAGTTGGCTTAACCACCTCAATGCCTAACGCCGCTTGCACGCTTGGCGGCATATCGCCCACATAATACTCAAACACTTTTCCTTTGACGCCTGTAACGCGTCTTCTTTGCCAATTTTCTAATTTAGCCTTTTTGGTAATTCCTTGAACAGTGGTAGGTAATCCCCCTACTCCTGTTAGTTCTTTTAGTTCAAACCATTCTTGGATCATATCTGCCTCTTTAGTTTTGATCTTGGATTAAAACTAAATTAAAAGGAGTTTTTGTACTCAACCTATTGAAAATAAAGGATTTAAAAAGAGGCTATATAAAAACTCGAAAAAATAGTTTTAATCTCTTGTTGACTTTAGTTTTAATCTTGTATTAAACTTCAGATTAAACCAAAGACTAACGCTAAGGATTTACACCAAAGTTTAACCTAAAGCAAGTTTGATTTAAATGTAGGAGTTTAATTTATGGCTAAAAAAGATTGGAGCAGAAAGCGAATTGTGTATGAGCTGCACGAGCGAAATATCACATTGCATTCGCTTTCTGTGAAATCGGGACTTGCCCCCTCCACGCTGAAAAATGCATTGCGGGTAAGTTATCCGAAAGGGGAAAAGATCATAGCTGAAGCGATTGGCGTGCCTCCTCAAGAAATTTGGGCAACACGCTATGCGGAACGGGAGAGCCGCTTATGTGGGTAGAACTGAAAGATATATTGGGAGTCGGTGGATTACCCAAAACTGTTGGGGGAATAACTAAAAAAGCTAAATTAGAGAATTGGGAGCGGAGACGAAAAGAAAGTCCAGTTGGAAAAGTATTTGAATACCACCTCCACAGCCTTCCCCCTGAAACCCAAAAGCAATTAAGGCTTAACGCCGCCTTGGCGGCAATGCCACCGCCTACAACGGCACAACCGATGGATGACCCCGAGCTGATTTATCGGCTCACCAGTGCCACCGATAAGGCAAGGGAAAAGGCGAAAAACAAAGCAGAAGCCTGTATGCAACTGCAAGCCTTTTTAGACCAAGGGTTCAATTATCAAGAAGCCGAAGCGGGGGCGGCAACCGCAAAAAATGTGTCGCAAGGTTCTTTAAAAAATTGGTATTACAAAGTGAAAGGCTACCCCGTCCACCTTTGGCAAGCGATTTTAGTGTCAGGCTCGGGCAAATCGGCAAAACCGACCAAGAAAGCGGCGATAACCGAAGAAGCGTGGGACACCTTCCTTGCTGATTATCTCCGCCCTGAAAAGCCCGATTTACGAGCCAGTTACCGCCGCATTGAGGCAATGGCGAAAGAATATGGCTGGCAGATGGCAAGTTTTAAAACCTTCCAGCGCCGCTTAATCAAAGAAGTGCCATACGAGGTGCTACTGCTTCAGCGAGAGGGCAAAAATGCGGTGGCGAAATTAGTGCCAGCGTTGCAACGCACGGTAAAAGATATTCTCGCAGGCGAGTGGATCAACGGCGACGGTTATCAACACAACGTCTTTGTGAAATGGCACACGGGCGAGATTATCCGCCCCAAAACGTGGTTCTGGCAAGATGTGCGAACTCGCAAAATCCTTGCCTATCGCACCGCACTTTCGGAAAACACCGACAGCATACGCCACGCCTTAATGGACGTGATATTCCGCTACGGCATACCGAAAACCATCACGCTGGACAACACCCGAGCAGCAGCCAATAAAGCGATGACAGGTGGCGTGGCAAACCGCTACCGCTTTAAAGAAAACGACTTCGATCCGAAAGGCATTATGCCAATTTTAGGCATCGAAGTGCATTTTACCAGCGTGCTTTACGGCGAAGGACACGGGCAAGCCAAGCCGATTGAACGCGCCTTCGGGCGAGGCGGCATAGGCGAGAAGGTGGATAAACGCCCTGAACTGTCGGGCTTCTACACGGGTAAAAACGTGCTAGAAAAACCCGACAATTACAACGGCGGTAAGGCTGGTGTGGAATATGACGTCTTTCTACAAGCCCTTGAGGCAGGTGTGAAAGAGTACAACGAACAACTGGAACGAGACACCGAGCTTTGCCGAGGCAAGTTCAGTTTTAAACAGATTTGGGAACGGGATTACCACAAAAGCAACATACGCCAAGCCACGCCAGAACAGCTGCGGTTGCTGTTCTTGCAAGCGGAAACGGTGAGCATTAAACGCAACGGGGCATTCACCCTGAAAGCGGCAGGCAAACTTTACGGCTTAACCAATATTTACTGGGCAGAAAGTTTGATCGGCATAACCGACAAAAAAGTGGTGGCACGGTTCGACCCCGACAACCTACACGGCAACGTGTATGTGTACGACTTAGAAGGACGATACCTTGCCGAGGCAATTTGCCGAGAAGCGAAAGGCTTTGGTGATACAACTGCCTCCCGCGAGCAAGGCAGATTGTACAAGAAAGTGGTGAAATCGGCACAACAACAAGCCGAAGCACTTGAGTTACTGGAACAACACGAACTTGCTGCCCTTGCACCAAAAGTGGACGTGCCAGAACCGATTGAAAAACGAGTGAAAGAAGTGCTGATTGAAGAAGAAGTGATCCACCAAGGCCTTCGAATGAAAGTTCAGAAAAAGGTAGAAGTGGACGAAGAAGTCGAAGAAATCAGCGAATTTGACCAAGCCTTTATGCGAACCGTTGCATTGATGAAAAAGGCGAAATAAACAAGCGGTCGGAAAGCGCAGACATTTTGCCAAACCGACCGCCCTTTAAACCAGATTTAAACAGGGTTTAAACGCCCTAAGGAGAAAGAAATGAACAAAGAAAACCTCGAACTACCTAGCCAATTTGAGCAAGCCTTTATGCAGGCGGTGGATCAACATCGAAATCAGGAAGCCAAACAGGTAAAAATTGGTCAATTTGAGCGTGAATCGCTTGCAACTCTCGCAAGAAAGTTCGAGTTGTCTGCTGAATTACTTGCCCTTGAATCAAATTGTCCGAACGTGCAAGGCATTCTTCGACTATATGTAAACGAGTTGAAGAACGCCATTGAAAGTAAGTTAAAAGCCGCATAAACAGCTCGCGGTCAAACCCTAACCCTTTTGCAAGGTGATGAAGATAGCCTATTGCTTGTTTCTTATCTTTATCGTCTTGAGCAGGTAAATATGAAGCGTATGTATTTAGATATTGATTGTATTCAACTTCTAAAGAAATGAAATGGCTTTTATCAAGTAAAAATAATATCCGTTTTAGTTGCTCGTTAAATATACCTTGAGGGTACTGGGCTAGGCAAATATGAGCTTTTTCTACCGCAATTTTTTGCACAAGGGATTTAAATTCATCTTCAGTTATTTTGATGTAATCAAACATAACAAATTTCTCGAATTAAAAACAGGAACCCCATTATGACACTAATCAACAAACTCAAACAACACTTAACAGACAGCCAAATCACTCAAGCCCAGCTTGCCCGCGAAGCAGGCGTAAATGCAGGTGCATTGTCGGCATACCTTAACGACAACTACAAAGGCAACATTGCGGATGTGGAAGCAAAACTAACTGCTTACCTTGAGAAAAAAGCGGTGCAAGCCCGCGAGTTTGTAGAGGCACCAGCCTTTATCGAAACAGCGACTTCTCGTCAAATTTTCAAAACGCTGGAATTTGCCCAAATCGCCAACTGCTTAGCGACTGTTTACGGCATGAGTGGCGTAGGTAAAACCAAAGCGATCCAAGAATTCGCCAAAAGCCACGCTAACGTGTGGCTAGTAACTGCAAGCCCGAGCCGTTCGTCATTAAGCGAAATCCTTTACGAAATCGCCCTTGAGCTTGGCATTGCAGATGCACCACGCCGCAAAGGCACGCTATCACGCCTGATTGCACGCAAAATCAAAGGCACAGAGGGCTTGCTGATTGTGGACGAAGCCGACCACCTTCCTTATGAGGCACTTGAAGAGCTACGCATCATGCAAGAAGAAGCAGGTATTGGCTTAGTGTTGGTAGGCAACGACAAAGTTTACACCCGCATGAAAGGTGGTATTAGCCCAAGTCACGAATATGCAAGATTGTGGTCGCGCGTGGCAAAAAACACCAGCATCCAGAAAACCAAAAAGGCAGATACCCAAGCAGTCGCCCAAGCATGGGGTTTGGAAACCGACGAAGAAGCCTTAAAAGTGATGCAAAGCATTACCGAAACAGGCGGTGGCTTACGCATTTTAACCCAAACTTTGCGATTGGCAGGAATGGTGGCAAAAGGTTCAGGCAAGCTGATTGATGCCGACTTAATCATCAAAGCACGCCAAGAATTATTAGGTAAAAACGAATAAGGAAGAACGGTATGAAGAAAGTATATAACGAAATGGCTGGCGAAATGATGCTACCTCGCAACGGATACATTCACAACCAACTGGCACGCCTTGAAATTGCTACTCTCGGCTGTGAAGCCTTGGGGCTAGAGGTGGAAAAAGTCGAATGGTTCGAAAACAGCCGTCCTCGTTTAGTCGTGCGAGACAACAGCACCACACGCCATTTAGTGAAAACAGGTAAAGCCTTGAACTACGGTTCAGAAGTGAAAAACGGCATTCGCATTTACCTCCATCAAATGATGGTGGAGGGCGTGAAAATTATCTGGAAATCAGATGTAACGAAACATTAACCACAACAGGAGAAACTATGGCAACGAAAGTAAAAAGCCAAGCGAAATTACGCTTTGTAAGCGTAGAACAGGTGCAAAGCGCGATTAAAGAGATTGGCGATTTAAGCCGTGAACACACAAGACTTGCGACCGAGATGAACGACAAGATTGGGGCAACCAGCGAACACTATGCCCCGAAATTGAAAGCCTTAAAAGAAGAGATTGAGCCATTGCAAAAGGCGGTGCAGGAATACTGTGAGGCAAACCGTGATGAGCTGACCGAATTTGGCAAAACCAAAACGGCGAATTTTGTGACAGGCGAAGTGCAATGGCGACAACGTCCACCTTCAGTCGCCATTCGCGGGGCGGAAGCGGTGATGGAATTCTTGCAACGTATGGGCTTTGACCGCTTTATTCGCACCAAGCAAGAAATCAACAAAGAAGCGTTGCTCAATGAGCCAGAAGTGGCGAAAGGGATTGCAGGGGTGACGATTAAAACAGGCTTGGAAGATTTTGTGATTAAGCCGTTTGAGCAGGTGGCGTGATAAAAAATTAAAGCCTATTTAAACACTCTTTAAATCTCCCCTAACCCCTCTTTGCAAAAGAGGGGGATTAGTTAGATGAAGTGGGCTGAGTAATGTGTTTTCAATTAACAAGGAGGAAAAATGCAGACAAAAATCATTCAATGGTTGGCAGATGATGAAGATGTCGGATTAAGTAGTAAATGTATGGCGTTTGTGATTGGTTTTGATGTGATACCAAGACGTAAAAGTTATCCGCTTGATCCGAGCGATTTATCTCGTTGCGTGAAGTTATTAGAACGAGTACCGAAAATGCGAGATTATCTTTATAAGATGAAAGAGATTTCCCCAATTTGGGCAAAACTGGTGGAACATTGGGATGAGTTAGAGCGTTTACTCAACGAAGAAAAAGATTCTGGCAGATGCCCTAAAACATATCAATTAATGAAAAAACTGACTGAGGACGATCAGAATGTTGTATTTCGTCACGGTGGGTTTTCAATTCGAATGGGGGAATAAATGAGCGAAAAAACATATTCTGCGACGCTAGATTTTAAGGTTACGGTTGAACCCGATGATTTAACATTCAACATCAACACTCAATATCATAATAAACCTAATTATTATGTAAAAGATGCTATGAATTGTTTGATGTTTAAACTCTCTGAAATTGTACAGGCTGGTTGGATGGGTTTTGAACGAATGGATCCTAATGTTGAAAAAGGCTTTTCATGCAAAATCCACTTTGATTTTTGTCATTCTGCTGATGATGAATGGGGTGTCAGTGCAAAAGTAGATAATCCGGATGAAATTGGTCGCACGTTGATTGGTATTATAAAGTTGATTTTAACACTAGATCCGGTTATTGATGAGGTTCTTCAACGAGCCAAGTGAAAAGCCTATTTACAGCCCATTAAATCTCCCCTAACCCCTCTTTGCAAAAGAGGGGGACGGATTGAGTGGCTTTCAAAATATGTTTTAACCCACAGGAGAAAACCGATGAAAACCAAACGACCACAAGTTGAAAGTGTGGAAAACTTCAACCGATACCGCTTTTATGCAGAACGAGCGGCAAAAGCCGAACAAACAGGCGATTATAAAGATGCCATTGTGCATTGGCAGTTAGCCAGCCTTTCTGCAAATGAAACCAACAAAGTATGGGCAGAAAACCGCAAAGACTTCTGCGAACGAATGAAAAGAAAACCATTTTAAGGAGGAATAATGATGACTGAAACACGCAAAACCGAGCTAGAAAGCCAGCTTAATCAAATGATTGTGATGCTCAAAGAAGCTCAAAAATCCTTGTTTAAAGGGCAATATACCTACGCAGCTATTTTTGTAGGTAATGTGTCGGATCAGTTGCCAACAATGCGAATGATGTTGGCGAGGGGGTAAGAATGAAAAGGTTTAAATATGAATGGATTGTCCTTGAAGAAGTAGAAGATGAAGACCCAACAAAGGAAGAAATACAAAGAGTGATAACAGAAAGCGGTTGGAAGAGCTTTTATTGCAAAGAACAGTGTTACTTTCTTGAAGATATTGCAAAAGAAATTTTTGTGAGAAATTTTTATCAATGGAATATTAGCAATGAAGGCGATTATGTTTTTATTGTAGTAAAAGAAGATGGTGCAAAAAACTACTCAGTATTCCGAGTTGCGTTAGCTTATGTGGTAGCTCCTGATGTAGATGATATTTATTTTGAGGAGGAAATTATGTAACCGCAAAATAACCGCTGCCCACACCATTCGGTCTAGGTTGATATAACTCGGTGTGGGCAAGTTTAAAGAGTGTTTAAATTTTTAAAGTAAATCGTTTAAAGCTTGTTTAAATCAGGTTTAAGCATGTTTTAAAGGATTGACTAAGAGGACACACAATGAGCGAAAAAGCCAAACTAATCCAGCTGATCCATATTGGCAAACAGCAGCTTAATATGGACGAATTCAGCTACCGCGAAATGGTCAAACGGCTGACCAATAAAACCAGCTCCACCAAATGCACTATCGTAGAGTTGCACAAAATCTTACATGAGCTGCAACAAAAAGGGGCTAAAGTAAAATGGTTCGCAAAACGCGGCACAAAATCGACCGCTTATAGTCCTGCCACAGGCGAGATAAAAGTCAAAAGCGAGATTGCTCATAAAATCCGAGCTGTCTGGATTCAAATGGGCAAGCAAGGTTTTCTACAAGATGGTAGCGAGAAAGCTCTCAATAGCTATATGCGAAAAGTGATGAACAAAGGAAAAAGTGTGCTTGCACTCAATGTAGGGGCGTTAAATGGCAACGATGCCAGCCGATTTCTGGAAATTTTGAAAAGATGGCATAGACGGGTAATGCTTAAAGCTATCAGCGAAAAAGGCTATGAATTAGGCGACCCAGAAGCCAGTTACGATACCGTGATGGAGTATTTTAATGAAGTTATGTAGATGCCCTATTTGCCACAGCGATATACATCTCGAATCCTTAATCGAAGATGACGCAGGGCGTGAACTGCTCGGCAAAATTAGCCAACTTACCCACGGTTGTGCCCAACCGATGGTCGGTTACTTAGGTTTATTTAAACCAGCCAAAAGCAATCTCAACAATGCCCGTGCGTTAAAAATTGTCAGCGATGTATTAGAACTTTACCCTTGCTCGTTGTTACTGGCACAGGCATTATCCGAAACGGTAGCAAGCCTGCGTAAAAAACGCCAACAAGCCTTGCAAGCGGGGCAAAAAATTGAACCGCTTACTAATCATAACTACCTTAAATCGGTGTATGAAACGCAGAAACCGCACTTTGCCGTCATCCGCACTGATAAAAATCAGTCGGAAACGGTCAAAGCTCAACAAGCGGAAGACAAAAAAGTGCAAGATGCGATTTTATACATCGAACGTTTTGTGCAATTAGGGCAAGAAGAGTTTGTGAAAAACAGCCCCGAATATCAAATTTGGCTGCAACACAAACAGCAAAAACAAGCCCTTTAATTATCCCTCAAGGCGGTCATTACCGCCTTTTTTCTTGTCTGTTATTTACGATTTTTAACTTTTTGCAATTCGCAAAAGCCTTGCTATATAAGGCTTAAAGCCACTTTTTACCTTGAGTTAAGAAAAATTGTGCTAGTGGGAATTTTTAGGTTTTGTACAATATCGCAATGGAATAATGATCAGTTATAGGTGAAAAATGGAACCGCTTGCTCAAGTTGAAACTTTCGAACAAAAAGCCCCTGAAGTGTTAGCCGATTTAGCCAAACATATTGAGTTTGAGCTTATCGAAAAACATGCCTTTGCCACAGACAATGCTAAACAAGTTGGGGTCGAAATTGCCCAGCGCATCGCCCATAACTGGGGCGGTGAGGTCATCTATATTCCACGCAATCTTGTGTTACTCCTGAATGAACGAGATATGAAGATTTTTAACGAGTTCAACGGGCACAACCACCGTGCTCTTGCTCGAAAATATAATGTTTCTATGCAATGGATTTACGCAATCGTCAAACGCATCACTAAAGAAGAAATAGCCAAACGGCAGGGGGATTTGTTTGGGTAGAAAATGAAATTTCATAGTATAATCCGAAAGTAATTTTGTTCCTTTAGGAGTATTTTATGAAGAAATGGTTACTTATTTTATTGTCGGCATTTGCGATAACGGCTTGCGGAGGAGAAGATGCCCCAGAGATTGAAGCTGCTCAATCTGCCAAAATAGTTAAAACAAAGCAAGATTTTGAGATTATCTTTGGTAAAGATACAGATTTTACGGTAAATAATCAAGGAGTTGTTATCTTCGCTAAAGCTCGTGATATGTTCAGCAATTTCAATGATTATCGTGAAGATGAAGGAGAAGTTAAATTCTTAAGCGAAGTACCATTATCTATTCTCATCACGAAAAATTTAGATGAAAATGAAAAAGAGCTTGCCAGAAATTATGCAGAAATGAGTTTCTTGTATGCAGTGTACCGTACTTTTATGAATACACTTGAAAATGAAGTTACTGTTGATGCTTATCCTGTCATTGTTACTGCTAAAGGCAAAAAACTACCGCAGAAACAAGTAGAAATTAAAGCAACTATTAACCGTGAGAAAGCATTGGATGTTCTAAAAAAATACACTAAAGCGAATGCTATTTCTGACTTGGTTCAAACAGAAGAAAACAAAGAATATCGCTCAATCGGGTATGGTGGTTCAAAGTTTTGGGATGAACTAATTTATAATGAGAAAGAACGCTCAAACATCGTCTCTGATCTAATTAAGGAATAACCCAATGAAAACAGTGCTAAATGGGCATAAAAATAGCTTATACATTACTCTTTAAATCAGTTTAAAATTCATTTAATCCCCATTTAATTAAACTCCAGTTATCAACCAATCCTTGATAACTGGAGTTTTTTTTATGCACACCTCACCCATCACCAAAATTGTAATCCACTGCTCAGCCACTCAAAACGGCAAGCAGTTACGCACCACCACTCAAACCGCTGCACAACGTATCGACGACTGGCACAAACAGCGTGGCTTTCAGCGTTTAGCGGGCAACTACAAGAAATTCAAGCCGCACTTACAG